GTATTTATTAAACATTATATTTTTCTTCTTTTAAGATCTATTAAGTAGTAATAAAAATTTAGCAAAATCTTTAAAGGAATCTTAAAGGAGGGTAATCCCTCCTTTTATGGTTCCCTTAGGCCGATTTTTTTGGTGAGGTTGCCCCCTCCCCACGGCCGGTGGGTTTTCATAAAAGAATATTATATTTAACTATAGCCGAGGTCTTTTTTTGATCTCTTGGGGATAACCGGTTGATAACCAGTTACCCTGCAAGAATCCAAAACTACTTATTCTTACTAATCTTGTTCTGTATTAATGTTAATTCTTTCATTAAAACCTCGTTATGCTTAGCTGAATATTCTTTTATTGCTTCAGAAAGATAATTTCTTGATCCTTCTTCGAAAACAAATCCTTTGTCTTCGAAATACGCGTATATTTTATTTCTCGCCTCTACTAATGTTTTACTTTTTTGCTTACCTGACATATTTTTTATGGTTATAAATAATAAAAAATCTCCCCGATTACAGCAGGCAGATTTTATATTATTCATGGGCTGTAATCACCATAAATATTCACTATTAAATTGTACTTAAATTATATTCTATTTTTTAATTATTGTCAACCTCCTGATAGCCAGCTACTCACAAATTGCTTTCGCTGGCTATTTTTTCTACTACTGTTCAGATGGATATGGAACATCTTCAACTTCCATTTCACCTAAATCTATTTCTTCTTCGGTTGAGTTTCCGACGATTTCACTGTCTTTTATTGGTGATGTATCAACGGCGCTTGTAGGTGCTTGTGCGGGTTTATAAGCCTGTCCACTCGGGAGAGATTTTCCTTGGAATGGGGCCATGCTTTTTGCAACCTGGATACGCATCTCGCGAACATTATCCGGATCAACGCTAGTCGGGTTTCCTTCTGGTTCCTTATCAACATCGAATTTAATGGCATATTTTCCTGTAGTAGTATCTTTATAGGTAGAAAATAAAGTTACTACATTATAAATTTTAGCTCCGATTTTCGCTATAGCCTTGCTGTAATCGAAATAATTACCACGGCTTGATCCTTTGAATTTCAACTTAATTACTTCTCCGTCCACTCCAACATATAGCACGATGAAATAATTGTAAGTGCTGATTGATCCTCCATCTGGCTGAGGTGTGCTTTTTGCAGCCTTCAGATCTCGATATGTCATCTGAGTTTTCTTTGTGACTCCATTTTCATTCTTGATAAACTTTCCATTTTGAAGTGGAAAAACATCAATAAGTTCCTCTACATTAGAAGGATCGAACTCTCCGGTCCTCCAGGATGGGTATTTTGCCTTGTCGGCTACTTGAGCCTTAGAGGCTAAGATAATACCAGGAAACATATCAGCGAAGGCTATACGAGTAGTTTGCTGAGTAGCTGGATCATATTGTTTTTCAACAAAGTCTCCGGTTGCTCCAGTACCTGCTGTGTCAACTCCGTTATCGACACTCAAAGTTCTAAATTTTGTAAATTGTCTTTGGCTTGTCCCTAATGCATTATCAAGATCTTCATCTGACATCTGTGTTGTTACTTCGTTCATATTTTTTTAATAATATTTAATTTAGCAAACGCTCCGAAATATTTTTTTGCTGCTTTATTGTAGCATATTGCAGCTTTCTCTTTAGATTCGAACCTACCGAGAAATTTATTCCTATATTCGACCATTATAGACGCCATCCACTTATTTCTTGCCTTATCCCACTTGACACCCTTATACCCAGATGTATTATTCTTCCCAATTTGTTTGCTATTTTTAGCATTTTCTCCAGGAGTGCAAATTCTTAAATTACTTCTGGTATTATTGAGTGGATTATTATCTATGTGATCTACTACAAATCCTTTTTTTGGTTTTCCAATTATAGCCCAGTGCAACATGAAATTCACCTTATTCTTTCTTCCGCCAATACTTCTTCCTGCACGACCAGATTGAAAATTCCATCTAAATTTGTTTATTCTTTCATAATCCTCATCATCGACCAAAGCTTTGCAACCTTTTGTTAGGATTATTTCTTTCATATTTTTACTGACTTTCCCTTTTTCTTATAGATTGGAAAAGCATCAAATTGTTCTCGCCTCTTCGTTACTTGCGGCTTACTGTTTGGATGAAGATCATCGTATATGGCCTTTGTCTTCAGAAATAAACCCCAAGCAATTTTCTTTGCCTTGTTTTTATCCTTAGACTCATCGCCTTTTTTATTCTTTACTTCTTTGAAAGAATAATTACATTTATTGGCTCCGAGTTGCAAAATACCTAGTCGCATATTTGGATGATTCTTCCCATAAGTTTCTCCAAAAGCTTTCCAATAACTGACTAATTGTAAATCATAACTTCTATCTGTGGTCTTCGATATTTTCCAGTCCACAAGCCAGAGTTCGTACTTCTTCTTTTTCTTATCCCAGAGGTACCCTACCCAGTCGGCGGTTCCTGCATACCCATACTTTTTGGAATAAACCATTATCTCTGATGCCACTGTGATCGGGAGGAACTCTTCCCAGAAGTTCTCTGCACCCACCATAGCCTCTTCCTCACGTTCAGTAAGTGGTTCCTTGAGATAGTTGATCAACTTCTTCTCTGAAAGGCCTAGAATCGTTATCTGAGTATCTGTGATGCCACTTCCTAGTACTGTCTGGCCAAGGATTCTCAGTTCAATTATCTTATGAACTTTTGTACCCTGTCTCTTCCCTTCATCCTGCTTCCGTTTGATTTCTTCATAATCAGTAGTTTGAAACCACATATCCAGTCCCGGATTTGGGAAGCAGTTTAGAATTGTAGTTGAAGATGGAAGATATAATGGCTCTTGAAATTCTTCTCCCTCAATCTGATACCAATGGCCCAGACTTGTCTCAATTAATGTTATAGTTGATTTATTCATGTGTGATGGTGTTTAATTTAGCGAATTTCCCGAATAATTTGAATGCCGCGTCATTATAAGCTAGTGCTGCATCTTCTATTTTGTCAAAATTTCCTAAAAAAACTTTCTTATTATTTGGACATATTGTAGCTGTCCAGATATTTCTTTTTTTATTACTATTCTTTATAACTCCGCGATGTCCGCTGGTGTTTGTAGACCATATTTTTGCATTTCCTACATTTTGTCTCCTAGTGCAGATACGCAAATTTTTCTGTCTATTATCCAGCTTATTCCTATTGACATGATCCGCTATAAATTTAGATCCTTTTTCTAATTTTAATATTTCGCGGTGCATATAAATTGGCGTTATTTTTCCAGCTATAAGACAATTTCTTCTAGCATATCCCTCATGGAGTTGCCAATTAAACTGATTAAGATATTCATAATCCTCATCATCGACCAGGGAAAATCCCTTATTGAGTGTTATTCTCTTCATAGTTTTTTAATAGTTTCTTCTAGTATTTTTTTAATTTCCTCCGGCGTATACTTCTTGCCATTGGTAAGTCCTTTTTTGTATCTGGTGAGGAAGTCCTCCAAACAAGTTCCTGGAATCATATACCGATGCCCCTGGCCCTCTCCTGTTGATAAGGCGATCAGATATCCTTCCTTGATATACTTCGCGATATATTGGCGCGACTTGATTCCGGCAATTTTTTGGACTTCAACTCCAGAGTACATTTTCTCTGGTATTATTTTCATATCATTGGTTCAGCCGGGATGGAAGCTTCAAATAACTTTTTAACCTCAACACACGCTTCTATTCGAGCCATACACGTTTCCATTTGAACTATCGCATTGTTCACCCGACTTTCAGCGGTCTTGTATGCGATAACATTAGTATAATCAGATTGTTCGTCTTGAGACAACTTACTAAAAGCGCGAGTAAACGATTTCTGATCCTTACCGGACAAGAAATTCACTGCCTTCTGGTAATTCTCTAATTGTGCTTCAGTGAAATCTCCTCCAATCATATTTTTTTCAGCCTCTACTTTCTCAGCGAGTCTTCCTGCCCATGTGGCGCTCTCTAATTTTATCTTTCCTTCGAGCTGTTCGATTGCGCTTACTCTCACTATACTGTTTGGGATTTCCATACTTATTTTTTATTAATAGTTAAGTACTCATCTATATTATCACAGTATAAAAGTTCTGTCAACTATTAACAAAATAGGTACAAAAAAAGCTTAGACCAAGAGCTGAAGAATAGTAATATGTTTCAGTTGGTTTAAGCCTTTTTTGCCTATCTTTTACCGACCTGAATCACAAAAGAGACAGACCAGACGCTATATTATTTTTTTTGCAATATAGCGTATCCGATAACTCCAGAATAAAATTTCCTAGTGCCGGTCCACGGATCTGCTACCCAGTATTTTGTCGTAAATGGAATGCGATAAATTCCCAATACCCAGTGGGCGCCACCGTCAACATTTAAAAGACATGTTTTCTGAGAACTTTTTAGTGCCTCATCTACTTGAGATTGTTTGAAATTTGATGGATATCCGCGCCACACAAATTTCATGCAACTAATATCTGAAATGCTGTTCCAATATACCAAACCAGATAATGTGAACTTCAAATATTTTGCTAAATATCCTGGGTCAAAAAAACATCCAGCCCAAGATAAGGACATAGATATGTCAGTAATGACACAGCCTTTTTTCCCTACTGTTTCCTGCGATTGGCCAATCTTCTTGAATGACCAGCGCGGATCTCTTTGCGATAGTATTTGCATACTTTTGTGCTTAAAAATTAATTATTTTGTTGGAAATAACCAGCTCTCCAGTAACTGACGAGCCTGTTCTGTAGGAATGCCCCAGTAGACACCGGCGGAATATGACATTGCTCTCAGAATATGTTTTTCCTTGGTACTCATCTTTTTAGCATCCTTAATCTGTTTCAGTGAGTCAAAAAATTTATTTCCGAACTCAACTAACGGCATTGGGTTCGATCCGTAACTGGTAGATGAAATGAGTTGCCCAAGAAACGGAACTGTTTGGATTGATGATGCTAAAATATTTTTAATTGCCCTGATAAACATATTGTCTTTATCTTCTGGCCCACTCGTCCCCATTATACTCTTATATGCGCTATTGACACCAACTTCTGCGAGCATTGATAAAGACAAAAACATCACTTGTTGGACAGCAAGTTTTTTATTGTTCTTCATTTTGTCTGGAAGATCTTCGCTGATATATCCCCATCGGTTCAAAACGAAAGTTTGGAATTTAAACATCAACTTTGATGCTGTACGATATTCGTTGACCATTGCGAGTGGAAGGTCTTTAAAGCTTCCAGATGCTTGAGTCTTGCGGACGACAAGGTTTGCATATTTCAATGCTTCAGAGTTTGTTGAACTGAAATCAACCAGTAGTCCAAGTTCGTCCATTTTTTTGGTATAAGCTCCGGCCCAAACAGCACCAGCAGTATATTGATCGAGGAATTTAATAGGCGCCATTGCTTTATCTTGGATTGTAGGAAGAAATTTATTATGAGATATTTCCATAAAAGCAGGGTCTCCACCGGCGCGGTTTCTCATTTCAGAACTATTTTCATCAATGAAACTTCGCCATTCTTCATTAAGAATCATTCTTGTACCAGCAAAAGCGTATGCACCAATTTCAGCAGCGCCATCAAGAAGCGCGAGTGGCTGTTTTACTATAGTTGTGAGTCGAAGACCAAGGACTACTATAGAAAGTTTATTATTAAATTCGTTCAGTTTTTCTTCCCATTTTGCTTCCTTCTTAACGGCTCCACCTTTTCTAGCGAGGACATCAAGCCAGGTCAAAACTGACCGCTGGGCATTTTCTCCTACCGATGCGCGGTACTTATCTGAAGAAGCAATCTTGTTTAAATTCTGGATAGTAGAATCCATCGCGATAAAATAGGTGGATTTTCCAACATAAGAATCGAACACTTGAAAGGCATCGAGTTTCAAAACCTGATGAGCATTTTCCTGTCGCTCTTTTGTAGCTCCGAACACGACTGACTTCATCCGGCCCATTTGTTCCAATTCCTCCAATAATGGCTTTGCAACGCCATAGTTTGTCATCATAGGAAAGTAGTTTTCTTGCTTTCCCAATCGTACATTATTTTCTTTGGCCATTTTTTCAGTAAGCGCGGTATGCAGTTCATCAAGATGATTTCTCATGAATTTATACATCGCCATTTCCTTCTCAGTAAGCTGGATAGCTTCGAGTTGTTTTTTGGTATATCCATGATCTTCAATCAACTTCTTTACTCCGCCGCGCTGTTGCATATAAGCATAGATCGCGATACGCTTGGAATTTTTCTCAGTCAATTTCAATTCATTAAGAGTGTTATAGAACGATCGTTTGATTTTGTCTTCAGCGTATTGCCATTGATTATGTTTTTCGTCCACCGGAACTTTGAAAGTATTGTAGTTTGCACCCTTATAATCAGCACGGCCATCCAATAAATTGAAAAGACGATCCATCCCCATTAAGGAGAGTCGTAGTCTAACAAACTTGTCCTTGTCCATAGAAAAAAACTCCTTAGCCTTATCCTTGAATGACATTGTTTCATCCGGATTGGCCAGGTTATCTTTCACGAAAGTGTTCAGTCTTTCCTCTGGTTTTGTTTTATCCATATTAGTGGATGAATTTTCCAGCTCGGTAAGGGTTTCTTCCAGTGTCTTTTTAGCCAGAACAGCCTTGTCCTTCATGATATTACGGCCGACATTATTGTATTGCTGGAACTTATTATTGATATCAATCAGTTGCTGAGTAGAAAGTTCTTCGAATGGAGTTCGTTCAAGGATGCCTAGTTCATTGAGAACTCGACGAGGCATTTCATGATCAGTTTCTTGCTTATCCAAATATTCCTTCGTACTATTCAACCTCTGAAGCAACTTCTTGGTATGCTTTTTTAGTTCTAGTTCAGAAGTAATCTGGATAATGGTACGCTGAATATCTACTGGCAAATTCTGAATATTATTTGCTACTTCATTTATAGAATCTACTAAAATACTTCGTTCATATTTGGATCTTCGTTCATCTACTGATGCAATAACCTTTTTCAAATTTTCACTTGTCCTGGCATTTTTTACTGATACCAAATATTTACCGTGCATATTTTTAGGTAAATTTTCTTTGACATACTCAATAACCTTGGCTTTTATTTCTTGCGCGGTGGCTATTTTTTCTTTGAACATTGTTCGAAGAGACGACCGGATCTCTTTAATCTTTGCCGCACTCTTCTCTCGTATAATCTGTTTTTCTTCTCGCGACTTCACTTCGGCCTTTTCTCTCCCGACTCTTTTCCCTGAAGCGAAAGAAATTTCATTCCCTTTATGGATAACATCAACATTAGAAGGCTGAATAAGAAGATCAGCGAGTTTTCCTGGCGCCTCTTCTTTGTAAAGTTTCCTCCAAGCGTTATTGAATATCTGTTGAGTGCGAAGGTTATTTTTTGCAGTAACATTCAAGTCAATATTTATCGGTGCGAGTATCTTCTCTATAGATTTCTTGGATAATTTTCCTTTCCAAACCCCAGACTCTCGAGCTATATTGGCTAAAATTCCTGTATCAACATTTCCCCAAGCTACATTACTAAACGTCTTCCCTGAATCATCGAAAACGCCGTAGAAAGTTTCCCTGGCTTTGATTCCTTTGTATTGTGCATCTAAAAGTCCGGTTACCTGATGAACCAGTTGAATGATCGAAGAGATCATGTTACGGATAGCAATGATTAGTTTATTTGCTGTATGACGATTAGCAACTTCTGTAACGATTATTTCTTCCGCCATCATACTGCTATTGCCGTTGTATCGCTCCATGTAGGTATCATATCGCCATGTACCGTCAGGTCCTTTTCCAAGAATGTCTCGTTTTTCTTGCAAACTCAGGCTGTCTATGTACTTGATAACTGCTATACGTTCATTCCGATTGAAAAAACTATAGGCATTGTGCATAATTTCATGAACGATCGTCTTTTCTAGCGTGTCTTTTCCTTGTTCCCTGGAAATAGTGATCTCATCCGTGTTTCGATTATAATGACCCCAACTTACATTTCCATGTCTGTCCGCAATTTTTTTTACTATATTGAAAACAATGCGTTTCCGTATATTCGGATTCACGGTGGCTCTTATCGCCTCAATTTTCTTTTCTACATCCGTTTGACTGAATGTTTGCAATATTTCATCATCAGATACATTCTCAAAAACTGGATAGTCTCGTGCATTGTCGTATGAAACCTTCTTCTGCTCTTCGTCCACGGAACGATCGGTAAATACTCCAGCCGCCTTTACTTCTTCAAAGAATTTGTCGAAAGCATCATTAATAGTCGTCCGTTCTTCTCCGTATGGAAATGCTCGGCGAATCTCACCTTTCTCATCTTGGAAGATGGTCGATTCTGAATGTCCGCTCAAGTAATCTGAATTTCCTTCAGTTTTGTCAGTGATATAAGAAGCAAACGCCCGAGCAAGCATCTCTTCTGAGGACGTCCAATACCCACCATCCTTAGAATAAACATTCCCGGCTTCAGCAGAATCCTCGTAGTACTTTGTAGATGTAGTTTTTCCCGTAGTATCATCAACACGAGAGATGGCGCGAGACCACCAGCTCATATTATTCAATTCTTTAGGACTTATTTTTCGTCCAGTTGTCTTTTTTGCGAAAGCATCCAAAGCAGCGAGGCGATCTACTTTTCCGGCCATTACATCAGCTTTAATCGTATCGTATTCCGCTTGTTTCTCAGCAGTAAGTGCTTTCATTTCTCCGCGATACTCCAGAATATTTTTGAGAGTTATTTCAATGTTCCTAGCTTTTTTAGCTACTTCTTTTTCCTTTTTAGCAGCAATCTCAAAATCAGTAGCTGGTTTTTCTTTCAGTACTCGCTTCAGCTCCAAGAATGCTTGAGACTTCAGAATATCTCCCTTGGTAGCTAAATAGTCCTCCAAACCGTGCCACCATTCGTGTGCAGTACTCCCTGCCCCATTCATCTTGGTCAGATTGAATACTTTCCGGTCTGGTTCGTAGTGTGCTGCTGCACCAGCCACTCCGCGAGAGCCAAAAGCGATGCTGAGCGTCTTATCAAAGGCTACATTGATATTTTCTATACCAAGAGCATCTGCAAGGTCGCTGAGGGCATCATACGCATAATTGAGAGATGCTTGACGATCCTTTTCGTTCATCCAATTACCAAATTCTCCACCCTTAAATCCGAACTCATTTAAGAGATCGGTTCCGGCCATATCTTTAGTATTTCCTTCACGGTAATCGAATCCAGTACGTTTAATATGTTCCAGTTGAGTAGGAATGAACTTCTTTTTTCCAGAAGTCTTTTTCTTGGCCATATTTTCCTTGGCCCAAGACTGGGCATCTTCCTTTGTAGCAAATCCTGATTTCAAAATAGAACCGAAGTATTTTCCTTTCTTGGCAACATAAAAAGTAAGGCTCTTATCATCCATCAAAAATTCTAGATCTTTAGCCATTTTGTCTTCTTTTGATACGCCAAACTGTTGTTTCGCAGCGTCTTGGGCAAGGATCATTAACCCATAATCACCACGAATTTGTACGCCTCTAGCGAATTTTCTATCAAAGAAAGCGTTTTCTTTTGCTTTAGCAGTATATTCCAGAGACGTTCCGCCAGTGCCATAAGTTTTTGGTACTTCAGTGGCATATCCATTTTTTGTAGTGAAGTTTCTGAAGAAATTCTTTACATCATCCATCGTTTTCACTTCGGAGACCGCTTGCTGAACTTCTTTTACAAAATTTACATACTCCTCATTTCTAGCCTTCTTGAGTTCAGGAGTAACATCAGATCGCAAATAATAAATCTTTGGGGCAAGAGAATCTCGGACGATCTTATTGAACATGATAATAGGAGCTGGAACATTATCGGCAGCCATCTTATCATAATTTCGGAACCAAATATTATCTTTTTTGAGATGTTTTTCAATCTCGCGCTCATTCATTTCGAGCAAATCAACTGTATCTAGTCCGCGTTTAGACCAGAGTTCCTTTTTTGCTCCACCAATCTTTTCTCCGAAATCTTCAATAGCATCACGATCGCTTTCGATTGCCTGGTTTCCGGTAGTCATAACTGCCGACTTTGTTTGTTCTATTGCTTTAACAACAGTCTTCTTTACTCGTGGCTTCTTTTCTTTTTTAACCTCAGGTACTGCCTCTGGTTTTTGGGATCCATCAATAGAACCGTTCCGGGTATGCCCGGCTTCCATTGCTTTCTTCAGTTTGCTTTCATCGCCAGCTTTTTCTATAAGCCTATTCTTCACGTCTTCAATGGCTCTTTTTCCGTTCTTGAATCGAGAAGAATCCATCATCAAACCTGTCTTTTTGTCATACACCATATTCTCGCCGTTTTTTCCTTCAGCCGCAAACACATCAAAACCAGCGATTACCCCTCGCGCTCTAACAGTGACATCAACCACTCCGCTTTTATGATCGTACTTCACTTTTTCGGTAGTTGCCTCTAATTGCTTCTCATTTTTAACAACCTTTTTTTCCTTTGTTTGAGCCTCTTCCTCTTTTGCCTTTCTATCCGACGCTTGTTTTATCGCTTTTTCTCTATCAGATATTCTTGCTTTTTCTGCCTTTATTTTGTTATTTGCGCGAGCTGCCTCGATACGAGGAGAAGATTTTTTTTCTGTGCTTGCTTCGTCTACCTTATTTTTTAGCGAATTTACTCGTTCTTCCATTCCTTTAATAGTGGTAGTCAGATCAGCATTTGGTTCACCGAGTTTTTTAACCATCGTTTCTTGAAGTTTTTTAGCAGTTGTCAAATTTTCACTCTCCCGAACCAATTGTTCCTTATCGAATTTTTCTTGCAGAATAACCTCAGCAGGTTTTGTTTCTGATGCGATTGTTTCTTTTACTGGCGCAGCAACTTTTTTCTCAGTAGCGACTACTGGTTTTTCAGTTAAAACTGGAACGGAAGTTGCGGGTGTTTTTATTTCAATAGGCGCTGGCTGAACAGTAGGAATTTTATTTCCAGTAGCTTCAATCATCTGAATATTACTTTCGATCGCCTGTATGTTTGCTCCTGGAATCTCCTTAGCTGCGTTTAAGGCAATCCCAACATGCTGAAGTTCTTCAGATGAAAGCGATGATATCATTTCTGGAGACATTGGACGCGCTAATCCTTCAACAGTAGCGTTTACCGTCTTTTCTGGTAGCGCCTGGATAGTCTTGGTAAATATTTCTTCAGCCTTTGGGTTAGGAACATCGGTAAATGGAACATCTTTATTCTGAGTAATATCAGTTTTTGTAGCCACTTTTGCTTTGTGTCCACCGGTTATACCAACAGCGCCACCACCTAAAGCAGCAGCGGCAAAACTATTTCCAAGGCGAGAAATAACAGTATTTGTATCATAAGATTGTCCATTAGCGACACCGGCAGCCATAAGAATAGCTTCTTGTCCTGACTCCTGCGCTCCCTCAGAGGTTGCATCAGCTGCTATGGCCGCTGCATACCGTCTCAATACGCTTTCTCCTTTTGTCCCGGACAGTGTTCGTCCAATAACAGACATATCTACGATCGTATCAATAGCAGCATACGGTACAGCGCCTAAAAAGGCAGCCATAGCGTTTCCTTTTCCATTCGCGTCCATTGTCTCGCCATAAACATCTCCAACACCTTGAATATACGAATTTCCGAACATAACCACCGCGGCACCGGCTTTTTTCGCTACATACTTTGTAGCCTGAGTTTTAGCGACGTCTTCAGCAACTCCTGTAGCAACCATTTTGGCAACCTGTTTTTCTAGGTATCCTTTTACAAGTGCTTTTTCTGTAAGCCCAGCCATAAAACCACCGACTCCACCGGCAGCGGTTCCTTCTGGGCCGATAGTTGACCCGGCGACAGCGCCAACTCCAGCTCCAATAAGTGCTGATCCAAGACTTTCAATCATGGATGGAGCTAAGTTTCCTAATTGATATTGCGCCCAGTCGATGGCGGATCCTACACCTTTAATATCTTCTACACTTGTAGGTCTATCTTTTTGGTATGGTTGCATTTGAGTCTCAAGACTCTTATATTTGTCTACTCCATACTGGCGAACATCTTCATTTCCAATAGCATCACCGGCGGCAGCGACAGCCCCAGCACCAAGTTGTTTTGTAGATAGCCAACCAGTCGTAAAACCGGCCGAGAAATCCCCAGTGTTTTTGGGTATCGCCTCGGCCTGTCGAAGTTCAAATGTCTTCTCGCGCTGGTATAGTCTCCCCATATTTATTGGGATGGGCGAATGATACTATAGATTATTTGGTCAATATCTCTATCCGTAAACACTCTACCGTATTCAAGGTTTAATTTAGCTTTCAATTCCTTATATTTATCGTCAGCCATCCATTTTGCATATCCTTCATTGCCAACCATATCTTCAACGGCAGATTTCATTTCTGGCGTGTACCATTGAGAAATATCATCAGCCATGGCCTTCTTTTCTACTGGAGCGATCATCGTCTTCAAATCAGAATCCTGTACGTTTGGATATTTGGCTTTCAATTCCTCAAAAGAATATTTTGGAACCGTTTGTCCGGTCTTCGGATCGGTTGTGGTACCAATATCTTGAATAAGGTCTTTGCTGATTGCACCTGACTCCAATTTCTTAGCCATCTCAGGATTTGAAACCTGATAAATAAGTTTTTCAGGAGCTGACATCGTATCATACCGGAGCGCTCCTTGAAATTCTTTGGCTTGTTTTTCTGAATATCCCTGAGACATCAAAGAATATTTATCTTCATTTCCGATAAAGTCTTTTGGAACACGTTCAGCAATACGATTTTTTACATCATCCAGCGTAAATTCTGGAGCTGTACCACCGCCAGCGATTCCTTTATTAGCATCTGGACCAAACATATCTTTTCCAAAAAAAGTATTGGTTTCAGATTCGAATTGCTGCAAAGACTTCACGCTACCATCTGGATTCTTTGGGTTTTGCTGGTAGGCCAAAATCATTTCGTCCAACTTATCTTTCGGCTGGAAAACAACTCCATTATCAATTCCCATAGCATCTTTCTTGGCTTTAGCGGCAGCGCGATCTCTCGCGGCCTGAGCATCAGCTAATGCTCCAGAAGTTCTATCAATCGTATCAACAATATTGGCATTTTGCTGTACATTATCCTGATTGATTCCTGCCTTTGATGCTCGATTCCGCGCGATAGTGGCTGGATCCATTCCAGAAACATCTCCAGAATTAATAGGCGCTTCGATAGCACCTTTAAGTTTTGCTTGGTAATTTGAATATCCCATGGCATTTCTAATGCCCTCCTTCAATTTCAACGCGTAAGCATCGTCTCCTCCAGAATATTTTGCGATAGCTTCTTCTACATTAAGAGCCATAAGTTTATGCGTTGCCTTTAAAAGTTAGCATATCAAGTTGATTTTGTTTGTCATTTGCGACTTTATCATAAAAGTTTCCAGTATCAGTAAGCGAACCGGTTTCAGCATAATCATTCGCGCGAATATCAATGGCCTTTCCGGTAGAAATATCAGATTGTCCACGCTGTTCTTTCAATTTAGCATCGGCCTGCTCATTTAAAATATCTTCAAGTGTTCTTGTCTTTGTTGTTTCAGCCGTTGCTGTTTTTTGTCCATAATTCAGTTCGATATCTCGATTTTTTACTGCCTCATATCGAGCGATATCCTGGAATGATCGAGTTGCAACCGTGTTTACATCAGCGACAGCCTGAACATTTCCGGCAGCGTCTACCTTTTCTTGCTTCCTATCAGAAAAAGTCATCCCGGCATCCGCGAGTGACTGGTTAGTTTTATCGTATTCTATAGAGTATCTACGAGCTTCTTTTGCTAAAGACGTATCTAGGTCTTCTTGAGTTCTCCCTTTATTTGTAGCGACATAATCGTTTACATCGGCAATATCAGCGGCCTTATTATCGGTAATATTCTGAATATTTCTAATATAATCCTCAGTCGCTCGGGTCTGTTGTATGCCAGCATCACGCATAACATTCGCCAAATCCTCTACTAATCGAGTAGATTTGGTGGCTGCAGTCTCTTTAATGTCTGACTCTTTTTGACCGTAGTATTTTTTAATTGTCTTCTCTTCGTTTTTTTGAGAAGATGAAGATTTACTAGAGGACGATGAAGAAGACGTGGATTTCTTTTTTCCACTATCATCGTAATCGCTAGGTTTACCACCTAATTTTCTGGCAGCATACTCGCGCTTACTTTCTCCCTTATTTCTTTTGTTGAAATCTAGTGCCATATTGTTATTTTAACATATTTATATGTTCTTGTCTAACTTTATTGGTTTGTTTTTTCGCAAATCTTTCATTTGCAAACGTATTGCATCTCTCCGTAGGTTTATTTCTCCTGTCATACCAACGTCAGTAGCTACTCGTGTTCGTTTTGGTTTCGTTTTTTCAACAGGTTTCTTTGTAAGCTGACCATTCTTATCGACACGATAATCTAAACCTTTCGTTGGAGAGATTGATTCAATTTCTTGAAGAATAGAAAATTTATCTGTATTATGCTCTAAGAGTTTTCTTCTTTTTTCCTTAACGACCTTTTTTACCTTTTTGAATAGACCATTTTTTTGTTCCTGTAGCTCTTCGACTTTTACATCGTATTCTTCTGTTTCGTTTGTTTCTTCCCAACCAATAATCATCGTACCAATATCGTCCGCTGGTATAGTCGAGTCAGAGATAGTCATTCCAATTTGTTTCGCATCGTGAACTCGCCCAGCGATTGTAGCAAAAACGTCTCCTGTAGATTTTCTGTAAAATAATATCATAGGTCAGCTTTATCTAAATAAATAAAAACTTTGTATAAAATAGTTTGTTGTGTACCTCCTAGGAAATCCTGAAAAACGAAATCGAGGTATACATTAGTCGCATCCGCTCTCGCTACCCATGAAATTTCGTAATCTCCATCAAAATAATACAATGGTAGTTGGAAATACATTTGGAAAAAGAATCCAGTGTTATCATAACCAAATGCCTGAACAGTTGGGGTATATCCTAGTCCGTGAGCAATTGTAATGGTTCCAGTCCCTCCGGAAGTAGTAAGGCTTCCACTCGCAGGAAGCGACCCCTTGAGCAGAGCATATTTACTCGTAATAATACACTCCGTGTCTTCACAGGTTAAAGCATCTTTTCCTTGATAGCTGATTCTAAATCCAAAATCACCCATAGTTTTTATGTATTATTCTTAAATACAACGTAGTATGCAACGCCATAATCTGAAAGCGTATATCCAACGTCAAGATTGGTTGTTGTCGTCCCAAAATATGGATCCATCTTTATAAAACTTTCACTGGTTGGTTTCAAATAAGTGAGATGTTGTGGAGCGTATCCGAGGCTATGTGCTACCGGCAAGGTTGTTGCTATTCCTTTCATATGTACAATTTGATTGAAAAACGAGCTTGAAAAGGCAAGTTGTTCGCTAGTACAGGTAAGAACATTATATCCATCTTTACTCACTGCTATTCCATAGTCAGCAGAACTTGCTCCGGCACCAGGCGTATCTGTATCAATACTTGAACCAGCGATCGTGTCGAATCCATCCAAGAAGATATACACAGTGAAGTTCACTGTTCCTCCGCCGGTACCGTCAGCCCCATCGAAGTATCCGTCAATCCCGATCTCGATTCTGTCAGTGAAACAACGAGTTTCTAGTTGAGAGATTCCGGAGTCAGAAAAAAAATAGTTATTACTACCAGAATTATAGATAACAATATATGGTACGAGTCTGCCAAGGTTATGAGTGATAGTGATAACATTTCTATTTGTATAAAAATACATGAAGTCACTACTCGCACTCGTAATATTTACAGCAGAACCACCAGGAGTTCTCGACACCTGGAATGTATTTGTTGTTTTATTAATAACATAATATATGAGTCCCCATGTGATACCACCAGGAGGAAACTCAAATCCATCAATGGTAACAGTGTTTCCATTGATGAGTCCGTGAGCGGCGCAGGTGAATGTATCTGTTCCAAGATCAACTGTAATATCGCCAAATAGATCTACTGGGATAGTACCCTGTACCGCTTGAGCGCTAAATATTTTTAATGTTTGGAAAGAACTTGACCATGCTAAAAATCTATCTGGACAATCCAGAACCGGGTACCCCTTTAATGATACTGCTCCTCCCCAGTCTCCCATAGTAAATCAGTTAAAATCTTCCTGCGACATAACCGAAGACAACTCGGTTATTTGTACCGTCATTAATAATAATTCGTTTGTTTGCGCCATCAATTAAAACCTTTCCATCTCCGACAGCAAGTGCTGCGGCGTTTGTTCCAGCACGAACATTCGCCCAGTCCGCTACAGGATTTTCAGCTTTTATCCAGGCTCCAGCAGCTATGGTTGTATTCCCAGCAGAGGTAGCACGATAAGGAGTATTATTGTCATCAGTATCAAACCAAATATCTCCGGCCCCCTCAGAAGTTGGTACGGTTGTTTGAAAAAATGTAACTATTTTTCCGTCAGCTGTTGATTGAGCTGTAGCGGCATCTCCTAGCGCGGCGGCGATCCCAGTGTCTCTTATTTCTACCCATGCGGCGCCACTCCATCGGTACAATTTGTTTGCATCATTACTATCTATCCAAAGATCACCAACACCTTCGGCAGTAGGCACGGCGTCCTGAACAAATGTTACAACCTTTCCGTCAGCCGTGGCTTGAGCATCTGAAGCCGCAGAAATAGCCGCAGCGATTCCGGTATCACGGACAGAAACCCAATGTCCAACTGCTATAGTGGTATCACCTATTGCAGTAGCTCTATAAAGTTTATTTCCATCATCAGTATCAACCCACAAATCGCCAGCAGATGTCGATGTCGGAATTGATGTTTGATAAAAAGTTACTATCTTTCCGTCAGCAGTAGATTGAGCATCGGCTGCATCAGATAATGCCTGAGAAATTCCTGCATCAGGTATGGCTACCCAGGCTGCTCCGGACCACCTATAAAGTTTATTCCCATCGTTAGTATCAATCCATAAGTCTCCTGTGGCTTCAGCTGTTGGAGCTGCGTCCTGCAAAAAAGTAATAACTTTTCCATCTGCGGTAGCTTGCGCTCCAGCAGCATCCCCGATCGCAGTGGCGGCATTATTTAAGGCCGTAGCAATATCTGAGTCTCTCATCAAAACCCACTCTCCAGCGGTGACAGCATCAGCTCCGGCAATAACTGCCCGATAAAGTTTATTGGAATCATTAGTGTCAATCCATAAATCACCGGCGGCTATTGAGGTTGGAACAGCATCCTGAGCGAATGTGTTTATTTTCAAAATAGGGTCATATCCAGCGTCAAAATCAGTTGCAGCCCCGATAGTAACACTTCCTGTGAAAGTACCAGTAGCGGCCGAGATGTCTCCACGGAAAATACCGGTTCCGGTTTCGATTGCATCCTTAGAAATTCTCCACCCAGAAGCGCCCGCAACGAAGTCCGGCGATTGCAGGTACCCATCAACCAAATTCAATCGAACAATAGTATCTCCATCTTGAATAAAGTTTGATGGTACACCGGCTTCAAACATCGTCTGTGCTTTCAAGTTCAATTCACTCCCAGAAAATCGCAAAGGGGACTGGCAAAATTGATCCAGTCCCAGTTCCGCTAAGGTCCTTTTTTGTGGGAAATCGAGGTATTCCATTATGGTTTTGTTGAATCGTATACTTTTGTTCCCTCAGGAATCTCTATAGCTTTAATAATTGAACGACCATTATCAGCCGTATCAAAAACTTTAAAATTATAGAAAGTCCCCCTGAAGTCTTTACGATCAAATAACTGGACATCTTTGGTAATCGTCCCAACGGGTTTCCAAGCATCTGGTTTATTTATATTACGCCACAAAACTTGAGCTTTTGATATACCTTCAGTAATAAACCCAATGGAAGTGATTGATTTTTCGAATAGACGATACCCAAAAGTCCAATCCTGAGTTTCCATTGACCAATTAATTGCCAATCCATTATCAGTTTCTCCTGTGTCCATTTTCAGAACATTTCCATCATCGTCTCCAGCTACAGTAAAAACTTCTCCGGTTGAATCTACATATTTTGTGTAGGTTCTATGTTGAGTAGGATACTGCCTTATGTCCCATGTATTTTGAAGAATATTGTATTTTATAACTACATTCAAGTATGTTTCACCGAGCATCGTTACGGACGGGAAAGACCACCAAACATGTTCTTCGTCTGTCCCTGAACCCATTTTTAAAAGATCTGCGGCCGAACATGATTTTATAATATTATCAACAGTGTACGAGCTTATCTTTTTAGGCGCTCCACCTTGAGATGCCCAACCACCGTTCTCATTCACCCACCATGCAGTTTGAGCAGCAACAACAACAGCTTCCTGAGATGGACAGCCTTGATTAACCATGTCTTCAGGATATGCAGAAGACCCATCAAACCGTTTCATCGTTCGTTTTTTCCAGAACAAAAGGTATCCAGGCACCTTCGCCGCAGCAGTGATTCCACCACCGCCATCTTCTTGTTCAAAAACAATGAACCCATTATCTACCGTCCAACTGATCGCTCTAGTAGTAGCGTTCGCGATTCCTGATTTTTGAACCTTGTCTGGGTCTGAAACGAAAAGATATGCGTACACACGATCCTTAAATTCAATAGCAGCACCGGCACCAGAAGGAAAGTTTGCAAGGTCAAATGCTCCTCCTGTAGTGATCCAAGCGGTGCCATTCCACGCCTTAGCAGCGTCTGTGCCATTCAAACGCACACAACTGTCCAAATATGTAAGAAACCGTGTCTTGAGGTCTTTTGTATCATCCTGGAGGCTTTTAGAACCAGTGAGAACATCATAAATATCATTATTTGTTCCATCTGATAATGCTGCGAATAGTTTGCTTCCGGAACCAACAGAATCACGAAAATTATGAACCCCTAGGACAGGTTTATTATCTATGATCTGAGCGTTTATCAAAGTAGTACCTAGACGAGAAATAAGCCAACCTAAAATCTCATCCGAATTAAGGTTGAGATTTTGTTTTACAGAGTTTTCTGGCGCGAGAGCTTCACCTATAGATTGCCAACATGCTTTAGAAAAGTCTGCATAAGATTTTGCGCGAAGCATTTTCTCTGCCATTTTATTTATTCTCTATTCAAATAATGATTTGAAACACTATCTCTTTGTGATCGTACATTACGACTACGAGGGTAAAATCCTTGAACCTCAGCCCCTCCATCATTTGCTTTAGCGTCATTCAAAAGTTCTCGGAACTCAGCAAGCGAAGGGTCTTTCATATCTTCTTTCCCGTTGTTCTCTGTGAAAGCGCGTATCTTCCATTTAAGATAAGGAATCAACATGTCAAATTTTGTTCCAAGTATCACATCCATCTGAGAATCAATATCTTCGATATCAGTGTAGAAATCCATTATGACATTTCGTCCTTCATATTCATCAGAAATCATCGGCCAGAAGTAAATATACCCATCAGAAACATTAAAAGATTCTGGCATACCGGCCTCGACATCCTGCCAAGTAGGAGAATCTACCGCGAGCGCAACTGTAATTTGATCGGTGGCTATCCCAGAAAGAGTGTTCGTCGACCGTGTATTGGTCGTATATGTAATTGTGTATTTTGTTCCTGATACATAGACATCAACTGATCCGCTATCGTCTAGATCACTTGTATCATCCAAAACCAAGGAAGTTGCAGCTATTTCAGCCTGAGTAGCTACTTCAGTGTATTTTGCTTCTCCTACTCGCCTCAAATATTCATCGCGATCAACAGGTGTCAGAGAAATATCATTATTGCCAATGCGTACATTTAAGACCGATCGGTTTGAGTTCTTATCATAAAGAGTGGTTGGAACCGCGATTCTACGAACACCCTGGCTAATCGTACCAGCAATATAATCGTATTCCTGGTATTTCGCCCAAGCTTTCATCTTTCCGCGGACCAGTCTTAGCATTTGTCTGGCGGCTCCTATTAACTTTGTAAATGTTAGGGTATCAGAAAATTTTGCGTCCAGCTCATTCATCGCCGTATCAATAGCATACCCAACTGTATTTATAGGCATCCCCGAGTATGGAATAGCATCGGAGTAATCTGAAAAAACGCTAGTAATAGAGTTTTTATAGCGTGTAAAGTAGTATCCAGTAGTATTTGCAGTATCGTTCAGACCCATTTCATCCTGTGTAGGATCAAGATTCTGGATAGAACCAAGAACAGTTTTTGAACCAGCAAGTGTATCAGCGTGAGAAAATTCTACCTGATCAAAAGCATAAATATAAATTGGAGTATCTTTTGGATGTGGCTTTGTAGTATTTGAAGCAAAAGTTACGGTGTTTCCCGTTGGAGCCGTAGCTGCGTGAGTTTTTATAATTTCGCTACCTTCATTTCCATATTCCCCAATCAAAACGATCTGATTTATCGCGAACTGATTGATATTATAAATCTCAACCGCGCTGACGCCAGAAGCATAATCTTTTTTAAGGCTTGAATGATAGATAGCAATCAGATCAAGCTCTTTGTTCGACACCATTAACGGCTGTAAACTCATAATTTTTCATTTAATATAATGTTATTATATCACAGAAAAGACTCGCTGTAAAATTATTTTCCTGCGTATGGTTTTGAATTATCTCCTTTCGCAGAAAAATAAAACGTGAAAACCATCACTGCCAGCGTCATAAAATCTTTTGCTTCAATAATTTTGAGAAATGTCAGCCCAATAACAGCTAAAGCAATGAGTATAAATACAATTTTACTTGCTGATTCTAGAATATTCATAGTGTTAATATAATTAATTAGCATACCAACCTTTTCCAATGAGTTTTAATATTTGTGTGAAATACCTTTTATACATTGGCGCGACCGTATCCAATGTATAATTCATAGCCCAACGCCTGCAATCATTAGGATTAATATAGTCAATATTTTTTACTGCATCACAAAACTCTTTGAATGTCCGGCAACGGAAACCACTGTATCCATCTTTGACTGTTTCTGGGAAGGCGCCAAAATCCGTTGTGATCACCGGAGTACCGCACATATTCGCCTCTAAAACGACATACCCAAATGGTTCCATATACAGTGTAGGCAAGAAAAGAGCTTTAGCATTTTTCATCAATTCCTTACGCTTTTCTTTTCCGGCGAAACCAACATATTCGACATTGGGCATTTTCAATAGGTCCTCAAAAGCCTTTGCATCCACGGCGTTGGCATCTTTGTCATATCCGAATCCAGCCACAATTAATTTCTTCCCCATTTTCTGGCAAACTTCTTGTGCAACGAATATACCCTTGAGGCTTATTACTCGGCCAAGATATAAAAAATAATCTTCTTTTTTATCATTATATTCGAAATCTTCCGGATCAAAGAACCCAGGGATTACGCAATCATAAAAGTTTCCGTTCCCTTGACCTTCTTGCCCCGCGGTCCAGTTGAGCTGGAATTGACTTTCAAATATTCGAAATCGCGCGAATGAACTACGATGCCCAATTCCGATCTCGATAGTGTCTGGAATTTTTACCGTATCAGCAATCTGTTTATGGAATGTTCCGTGGCAAAGTAGAAGGAAATCACCAGTTCTTTTTCTTGAATTTATTTCCCGGATGCAGTTATTATTGAAAATAGTGTGGCAATAATCTCCGTAATTTTCTTTGTAGATTTTAGTCTTATCCCATTCTCCATATGTTTTCTTCAAATCTTCCATTGTAGAAACCTGAACAAACTCATCACATTCAACTTCCGATCCTTCTACACCATAAAATATCACTTTGTGACCAAGTTTCTTCAGAACTTTAGCCATATTGATGACCTTTGTACCGAAAGCATTTCCAATACCCTCGTCTTTGAGAGTATTCGGAGCATTGAAAGTACCCAAAAGATGGCAAGTTATCGGTTCCTCGGAATAGTCTATGTCCATGTTTCGAGTCAAAATTCTATTCCCGGACGCGCGATCAGTGGTTCGAAGGTTCCATCCATAATTGTCGATAAGCCAATCTGTTACTGAATTATCCCAATCTTCGAGTATGAGCGTAATCGGCTTATCAGTATTCAAAACATTAGGCATACCTTCCAGGACCATCTTTTCAGCGCCTTCAACATCAATTTTAATCCAGTCTGGTGCCTGATCTGTAAATTCATCATAACGCCTTACCTCTACTTTTTCTCCACCTTCTGCATTATGATAGTTATTCGCAATACTATGTTCTCCTGGAGTTTTTCCAGTAAAAAGAGTAGTTTCACCATGATAATTTGAAAGCGCTGAGGCATGGACAGGAATACCGAGACAATTATTTTCAATAAGATTCGTTGTCAAATATTTTCTATTTTCTGAAGAAGGTTCAAACGCCGTCACTCTCGCTCCAAGTTCTGCTGCAAGAATAGAAAAGTATCCTACATTCGCTCCAACATCTAAAAATGATTGACCTTTTTTAAGGTTTGCTTTGATATAATCAGTCGTTCGCGGTTCCCAAACACCAGACCTTTGAAAGTCCTGTTTAACAAAATCAAATTCTTCTGAAAATTGTAACTTCATATTTATTACTATGACATAAAATATATTTTATGTCGATACTATTTATCAAATGGACTTTTCTGAGATGGCCATTCTCTTAGTTGGATAGAGTTTACTGCGTAGCTTGATAGCTTGAATACCAGAAAGATGCAAGCAAAAAGAATACACCAAGCAAGGAAAACCAAAGCATAACGTTTCCCCAATTGTCTGGACCGCTTTTCTTTATCCAATTTTTCAACCAACTTCTTAACGATAAATATTGGAACGCCTGGATTATCTTCCCCAGTCTCCACGAGTTTTTGTACGATAGTTTCATTTCTAATACGCTTATATTAAAAAATTAGTGCCTTCGGCGTAGGAAGGTCTTTATACATTTCCCCTATCACTACATCCAAATCACCTTTCGATTCCTTGGGTAGTAGTGAGAGATGCACCAGAGATGACGTTGCATCCCTGATGAGTCAATACGGCCTATTGTAGCCTGAAGGCATACGCACCTCGACCATTGGTGCTGGTTTCGCTACACCAGAGAAAAGAGGTCGAATCTTTTCTTTTTCAGCACAAGCCTTGTGGTATTCTTTACCGTCCAACATTTCGGTTGGGGTCTCGACAAGTAGTTTACCAGAACAGCGATGACAATACATACTTTTCTCCTTTGTTAAATTGCGTTGAGCCTCTTCTTGCGAAGCGATTTTCATCCGTTCTCTCCCAAAACATACGAGATGATATTCACGACCATTCAACATAGAGGTGAACATTCCTTTTGCGAAGACTCCTCCGCAACGCCAGCAATATGGTGAATAGTCCATATTATGCCACCAGAATCAGTAGTATTCCAATGAAAACTATACACACGAGAACTCTACGAACTCGGAATCTTGTTTCCATGTGGTTCTCCAAAGTTGAGTGGCATTTGAGTTTTTAGGATATTGCAATGTTTGCTACAAACACCGCCCTCTCCCCATCTTCCGTAAAATCCTTCAAGTATCTCCTTGCCACAAACACAGCATGGAGAAAACTGAAGCACGACTTCTTCAACCTTTTTCTTTGCAGGTTGATACTGGACAGGTGCTGGTTTGTTGTAACGATTTTTTGCCATTATTTACTCCTGGTTATAAAAGAACGGCGATACCAGCCCGAAAGTAGGCATCTCTATTCCTTTATTCTATATTTTTGTTTGCTGGCAATCTTTCCTGGAGAATAACCGAAAGTTTTTCAATCGCTATGTTGTTTGCATTTACCTGTGAGACCAAATCTCGTACAGCCGCCTTTACTTCTTGAGTATCGTTCTGTGAGGTTTTTGTGAGTTCATCAATCGTTATTCGCTGAGAAGATATTCTTTGGTCTTGAAGTTGAAGAGCGGTATTGTTATCTTTTGTTGGATTCGTCAGATAGATAAAAGCTCCAATCACAATTCCTAAAATAGACAAACCAAAAGAGAGTTGCTTGTAGATAAAACTAGAAACTCCTGTATTATCACTTTCTATAACTTTAACAGCCTGTGCAGCATCAGTAGCCACTACTTTTTTTGCTTCTCTTGCTTCATCGGCAAGTGTTCTGACAGCTTCTCGCATAGCATCTGCTATGATACGTGTAGCTGCTCGTTTTTCGCTTGTAGACTCTTTCATATCGACCGATTCTATTAGTTAATTATTTAAACACTCACTGCTCCACTTGTTCTTTTTCTTCCTCGGTAATTAGTAAGATAATTTGTTGTTGCGACCAAGTCGGTGTACATCTCTAAAACTTGTGCGGCAGTAAGTGTAGTTGTTGGCATTATGAAAACATCATCAAGTAATCCAGTAAAGAATCCTCCATTAGTCCCTGCCGTATTATCACATCCAATTCTGACATAATTTGTTGCAGCATACGATGGTGTAACTACTGATGCCGTAGTGCTAACTTGTACTCCATCTATATATATAAATGCATTATTAGAACTATCACGAGTAGCAACACAATGATGCCATTGTCCATTACAATGCGCAGCGTTCAATCCGCCACCATTACAATAAGATTCCGAAGTGTTAGCTAATCTAAAAACCATTCCTTGGGTAGCATCCATATATAAAACAAATCCTTTTGCAGCAGCATTTGCTGAATAACTTTGAAATATACGCATTGATGTCGCCGTAGTAGATGTTTTGAACCAAAATCCTATTGAAAATGCTGTTGTAGGGTGAAAATCAGCGTGGTCTACTGCTGAATATGCAGCACTTGAACCAAGTGATAATCCATATCCAAATTTTCCAGATGCTGTTTCAGCAGGAGATGCTATTGCTGTGAGAGTATGTGAATTTCCTGAATCATCAGTTGTCAAAGCACCAGAATTAAATCTGTAATATGCTTTGCATAATGATTGAAAAACACCTGCAAATATTTCTGGCATATTTTTTAGTCAGTTATAGCATTTACAAAACCACTTATTGTAACAACATTAGCCACGGAAGCAAACGCTTTTACTACTAATCCATTTTGCAAAATCAACCCTGGAACAACAAGTGTCAATCCTGATTTTGATGCTAATGTTAAAATTATGTTTTGGTCAGGAACTGTTGCCCCCCCATACTCAATAGTTAAAACGACTCCAGACGTATGTCCGTTATAGGCATAAATCCATATCTCATCCAAATCTCCGTCTGTTGTTCCTGCTTTTGCGGTGTGGATTGTTGTTCCGGGCGTGGCAGTCGCAACTACCTTGACTGGTAGTCCGTCTGCTCCGCCTGTTAAATGTCTTTTTACTGCTGTTGCCATAATGTTATGTTAACTAAATACTTGAGTTACGAGAAAATCACCGGCGCCTTGTGGTCCTGATGGCCCTGATGGGCCGGAAGGTCCTGATACAGTAGAGGCAGAACCCGATGGACCCGAAGGACCACTTGGGCCAGACACAGTTGAGTTCGCGCCAGCCGGTCCAGAAGGACCGCTGACTGTAGAGTTTGCACCGGAAGGACCAGACGGCCCCTGTGGTCCGCTAACCGTACTATTAGATCCAGATGGACCACTTGGTCCTGATGGGCCTGAAACTGTGCTATTTGCACCACTAGGTCCACTAGGGCCTGTCGGTCCAGATACCGTTGAATTGGCTCCGCTAGGACCTGAAGGTCCAGACGGGCCAGATACTGTACTATTTGCACCCGATGGGCCTGAGGGGCCACTTACAGTCGAGTTTGCACCACTAGGGCCTGAAGGACCGCTTACTGTAGAGTTCGCACCTGAAGGTCCGCTTGGGCCTTGCGGACCACTCACGGTTGAATTAGCACCAGAAGGTCCAGAGGGTCCTGAGACTGTAGAATTAGCGCCACTTGGCCCCGATGGACCTTGTGGTCCAGAAGGTCCAGAGACAGTTGAGTTTGAGCCTGATGGTCCTGAAGGGCCAGAAGGACCCGAGACTCCTTGCTCAGCAAAAACAGACCAGTATGCGCCTTCAACTGGAGTATGATTAAGATTCCCATTTTGTAATGAAATCCACGAAACATTATTATAACTTACAACATCATTAAGATCGTAAGTTGTTGATCCACTCCACGGACCTCTTGCAGTTACACCTTCTCCAATGGGTCCGGATGGACCTGATGGGCCGGTAGGTCCTGATACAGTAGAATTAGCCCCAGAAGGACCAGAAGGTCCGCTGGGTCCTGATACAGTAGAATTAGCCCCACTAGGACCCGATGGGCCTGAAACTGTCGAGTTTTCTCCAGACGGACCTGAGGGACCCGATACGGTACTATTTGCGCCAGAGGGACCGGAGGGGCCAGATACTGTACTATTTGCACCCGATGGGCCTGAGGGGCCACTTACAGTCGAGTTTGCACCACTAGGGCCGCTAGGTCCCGATACCGTGCTATTCGCACCGGACGGTCCTGATGGACCAGACACAGTTGAGTTAGCACCTGATGGACCGCTAGGACCTGAGACGGTTGAATTTGCACCTGATGGACCTGAAGGACCCGATGGGCCTGAGGGGCCAGATACAGTTGACGCATTACCTTGTGGACCAGAAGGACCGCTAGGACCTTGCGGACCGCTAACTATTGAATCGGAACCAGATGGCCCTGATGGGCCTTGGGGACCCGAAGGCCCCGAAACGGTACTATTCGCTCCAGATGGGCCTGATGGACCTTGCGATCCAGTTGGCATTCCGATAATTTTTAGCTTTGGTCGTATCATGTTTTTAATAAAAAACTGCCAATTTTTAGGTTGGCAGTAAGCTAATCGGCTTAACCGTAGAACTTATGCCAGAGATTACTTTTTATGCAACAATATACACGCTGGCAGAATGTGTCCCATCTGTTGTTTCTGTTACAACCACTTTAATGTAATCGAGAGCAAACCCGGTTTCATCAAGATCGAGTGATACCAAGGCATATCCATCGGCACTCAATACCTTGTTCGCTACCAAAGTGAGAACTCCAGTTGCGTTGTCTCGCAAAATATTGAGAGCAACGTATGTAACACCTCCATCTACAGAACCCAATACTGTGAAAGTACTCGATCCAGAGCTATGGTTTGCACGTTGTAACATCAATACTACTCGTTTTGCATACTTCACATCAATAGGATCCGATGTTGTAGTTGCGGTTACGGCATCAATAACTTTTCTAAATCTTGTAAGCATATTACTTATTTTTTAGATTTCTTAGCTGCCGCTTTTGCTGCCTTTGCTTCAGCCTTCTTTTCGGCCTTAGTCTTTTCGACTACTGGCGCTACAACCTCTTCAGAAGGATCAGGAACCACAATAACCTCGTCTTCAGAAAGAGTGGCAGGATCAATATCCTCAGTTACAGTTTCTTCAACTGGAGTTGCTGCAATTTCGCTAGCTTTTAATGCCTCTTTCGCTGTCATCTTTTTAGTTTTTACTACTGGTTCTTTTGCAATTTCAGCTTCTCTAACTCGACTCTCCTTGATCATATTGATCTGGGCAAGCGTAATAAAACGTCCCTCAAATGAAAATAATTGTCCTGACATATATTTTTAGTTAAATTAATTACTTGATTGACTGGAGATTTTTTGTCTCCAGTCTGCAAATATTCAATTTTTAAAGAATTAAGTTGTTTGCAAACCAATAGTGGCTGTAGCAACTTTAGCACTGAGACCACTAAATACTCCGGTAGCAGTAGCAATCTTAGTACATTCGAATGAGCAAGTATCACCAGTTAAGATGATTTGTCCAACTGTCAGCGTAGCAACTGCGATAGCAACTGCTGGCTGAGAGCCAAGAACATTAGCCACAAACTGACAGTCATGAAATTCCATAACTCGTTCAACATCTGCAGCTCCGCCCTTCACCATAGCGGTAGTAGTACCACCAGCTTGTTTCCAGAAACGGCACCCATCAAACAATACATCACGAGAAACCTTCCCGGTTGCGACGGTTGCAGCAGTCAAAAGAACTGCTGGACGAACTTTGTCTCCAGATACTGCATCAGCTAAAGATCCAAAAGTACAATTTGTGAATTGTGCTGAATCTCCATTCAATACCAATTCTGCATGAGTATCAGATGTCAATTTTGTTGAATCGTAGAACTCACAATCTTCATATACAGAATATTCACCACCTTCTCCAACGGCCGCGACATTTTGAGTCAACGTGTTTCCATTTGAGAACTTAATATTATGGAAAGAGTTCCGGATACCGGTATTCTTAACCATAAACACATCAGCTGTGTCAGTGGTTACTCCCATGGTAATCTTTGCTACTTGACCATAAGCGCGAGCTGGGCCAACACCAACAAAAGTAATCCTACTCTTAGTGATATTAAGCATGGCTGTAAGCACATGGCTTGCTTGCCCTAACAGAACGACCATATCGTTATGATTAGTTACACAAGCAGCATAAGCAGCAGCAATCGTCTTGAAAGCTGCGCTAGGAGAACGACCGTCGTTAGTATCTTGTCCGTTAGTATAATCAACGAAGAAGATATTCCCATAAAAACCATTCGAAATAACATTTCCACCATTGTCAATAACGAGTTTTCCTCCGGTAACCCCAGGAGTACTTACGCGATATTCTTTTTTTGTTGCCATAACTTTTTTAATTTAACCAATTAGTAGGTGAAGGGGAATTACGCCCCTCCAGTAGGGCCGGAATTTCACCGGCCCAAGTAGGTACTACTAGACAGTAGTTCCGTCAGAACCAACCCAGTCAAAAGGCATGTTCACAATACCCTGCTTCCAGATACCGACACAAGGAGTGTAGATAGCGAGGTTTTTCTGTACTTGACCCTCCTGCAATGTAGGCTTCATACCAATACCGATTCTCAAGGAGTTTCCAGTCACAAGACCAGAAGCATGAGCAAACCAGTAATTTTTGTTGGCAGATGAAATTTGTGGAAGTGCAACGATTGTCTTTGTACCTTCGTAAAGGTTGATGTCACCTACTGCTGTAGGGTTAATCTTTTCAGCGAACAATCGACGAGCTTCACGTTCGTTAGCAGAACCTTTCTTCACAACGATTACATCAAAATCCAAAGGAAGTTCTTTCCCATCAGAAGTTTTAAATGCACCAGCATTTTCTTCGAGAGTTTCAATAGCACTCTGACTGAAAACTTGAGTCAATTTGTTACTGAAAGTAGCAGCACCAGGAGTGTTCCAGGTATGATCCGTAGCAATAAATGCTTTGGTATCAGGAGCTGCGTAATATGTCGTAACAAACGCGTAATTGAAGAACATAAATGCTTCGTCAACAAACAACTTTGTGTTTGTGAGCATAAGCATATCTCGCTGTCGGGCCAAGTATTGGTCAACATGGAGAGTCGAATCTTTCTGCCATCTTCGATAATCTTCGAAAGGAACTTCAATAGCACCTCCAAAAGTATTTTCTTGGATTTGCACTGAATATCCATCTTCAAGACTCAAGATAGGAGCAGCTTCTCTTCGTGCCAATTTCTTAGCACCGGTCATTCCTTCTGTGCTTGTGAAGATCTCGAACACTTCATCAGTGTCGTACATATCGATAACACGGCTATCTACATAGAGATCCAACTTGCTGGACATACCGTTGTCAAAAGAATACGCAATTCCTTTGATAGCCTGTAAGGCAAATTCTTGTGGTGTCATAATTTTTCACTTTTACTCAGTCAGTTATGACTAGAACAAAGGTTTGTTAATTCTTACTTCAACTCCGGTCGCAGTTCCGACTACTCCTGCGTCTTTACCAATAGATACTGTCAATACATCAGTGGAACTTGCTCCATAATTGATTGTTTGAGTTGTATCATTCAAATCATACTCACCAGCTCGGTAAGTATCAGCAAACACTTCGTCGCCTTCTCCAACCAATGTGAAGTCGTTTCCAACAGTCACAACTATTTCTGTTCCGCTATTAGCAGGATGTCCATCTGGGCAATACGCCAATTTAGCTGAAGCTGCTGCACCTAAAACGATCAAACCCGATGCCATCGCTACCAAATCACCAGGAAGAATTGCTGTCCCTGTAGCAATTGGTGCGATTATCGTACGGATTCGTTCTCCGTCTTTGAACTTATATTTCATACGATTTTAAAATTAAATTTATTACTCCTTCTTCTTAAACTCGTATCCTTTTGGCATCTTATTTGCTAATCGTAACGAGCGCTCATCCAATTCTGGTTTACTATTATCAGGAGCTTTTTGAGAACCATCGCCTTTTCCGGCGAGTTCTGCTGCCATTTCAGCTTTCTTCTTATCAATCTCAGTATGTTGGACTACACTGTCCCCTGAGATGAGGCGATGAGCCTTAGTAAGCTGCTTATAATAGCCGTCCTTTGAATGAGGGTTAAGAGAATTATCCATTTCATCCAAGAGTTCTTGCCACTTCACGGCATCAGTTAAATATTCCGGATGGGCCTTAAAGAAAGTGCTACGCTGTTTTTCTTTATCACTAGCGTCGCGCTGGTCAATCCTCTCTCTAAGTTCTTTTACCTCCCTAGAAATAGGCTCAATGACCTCAAGGTCGATTTCATTTTTCACTGGTTTTTTCTTTTCACCAAAGAAATCTTCATCATCCTCGTCTTCCTCTTGTTCTTCTTCGATAACCTCTTTCTTTACAGGCTTAATATTTGATCCCTGGTCTTGAAGCTTTTTCTCCAATTCTCGGTTTTTGAGTTCTAGTTCACGTTGTTTGCGAATAGACTCATTATATTTACCTGAAGGAACGACATCGTTTTCTTTTTCAAATTCGTCCTTTTTCGCCTTATCTTCCTCGGCCTTTTTTTGATCGGTTGCCAATTCCTCAGCAGTCTTCTCAATTTTATCGGCGTCAACGGTTGCTTCGGCTTCTTTCTTAACTGGGTCCATAATTTTTTTGGCTCTAACCTGTTTTGTTCACGATGGACGAATCCATTGAACCGGGTGGCATCCCGCGAGTGAGCTATTATAAATTAAAACTCCATGATATTAAGTCATGGAGTTTTGCTCAGAATATCTCCCATCACAAAGATATTAAGAACAAAGCTTCATTCCTCAATAAGAGTGTGATGGAAGTTGTTAAGAGAACTCAATATCCTCTACCCCTCATTATACCAACTTTCTCGTCTGGAGTCAAATCTTTTTTTGGAGCAGATACTTTTCTTTTCTTAATCTGATCAATTAAATATGTATATGCCATAATCGAACCCTTAAAAACTGGATCATTTGTGTAAAGATATTTGTTCCGGGCATTAGTAGCACACTGCGCTAAAAATAATGGTAACAATTCCATTCCCTGAGTGTTCGAAATTTTTGTCAGCAAGTAATCCTGCTGTTGTTCACTCAGTGGTTCGTTGTAGGTATCCTTGAAATAATACCTGAACAATAAATTTATGAGAAAGTTTTTCATTATCGTGCTGGTGGTAAATTCTTAGGTGGTATTCCTTGACCATTTTGAAAGGCAACAGCCTTTGCGTCTGGCTTGATGTAAAAACGGCCCGGATTCTTTCGAAGTGATTCGATGTATTCAATAGTAATTTCATCAGCATTAAGCAATGGGTTCGTCTTGGCTTCATCCATCATTGCCTTGGCCATTTCAAGTCGTGCAGACTGAGATTGTGGCATTTCGTAATCTTCAACGAATCGAATATTGTAGGTCGTCCCTTTCATTTGAGGGTCAACTTCAAACCATTTTGTATTTTTCCCTGGCTTATCTACAGCAATTTCTCGATATGTCTTTTTAACTTCTTGTGTATCACCATTAGCATCCAATATCGGATCACCCTGTTTATCTTTCAAAACCTCAGTTTGCAACGGAGAAGTGTAGAACTGAACAATGTTCGGGATACGCAATTCGGCCCGGTCCCAAAGCAACTTGTAGATCTGGATAGTGAAAGGTCCCATATTCCGGCGAGAGTTCTCATCAAGAAGCATTGCCTCACCCTTTGTCTTTCGTCCAGAATGAACACCAGAAGCTGTCGGATCAATAGCAGTATTTACGTTAGAATTGTTTTTCAACATTCCTAAGAGTTGGAATCCGGACTGGTTCGCGCCGCTCATCGGCTGTTCCATGATCTGATGGTCGATTGGAAGGTTAGGATTTCCTCCTGTGATATGTTTTGTTGACCCAGGATAGAGTTCATAACTATCAATCTCAACTCCGCTACCCAAAACATATCCGCGATTGAGCGACAAGATTTCACGATCAACCATCAATCTCTCAACGGCGTTGGCCGGATCTTGTTCGCCGCGCGTAAGGTCTGGTAAAGACTTTCCATAAAAACACTTCTCATCAGCCAGTTCAAATACGCCCTTCCCAAAAGGAAGACGATGATGATCAAAAGGAACAGGAGCTATTTTGTCAGACTTCTGTTTGTTGAGCCAAAAGTTATTTGCTAGGATTATGTATTCATCCCAGTCTTCATTGTAGTATTTTAAAACTGAAATAAGACTTGATTTATCAGTGGTCTCTTCTTTGTAAGAAGCACTATCGTGGTCATACTTCATCGTACCGGACGTAACAAATTCTGCGTTTGGATATTTTCCAAAGATGTTTAAAAAGTCTTTCTTTGTGTATTTCTTTAGCTTGCAACAATCGTGTTCAATCTCGGACGAATTTTCGTTTGGATAAAATTCCAACAAATCAACAATCTCGGACTCAACTTTCCCTACCCCTCCTTTGATAACTCTTTTTTCTACATAATCAATCTGTCCGGTTTCCTGATCAATGCTGGTAATATCTTTTCTGTTTACCCATTGTTCAGTATACATTTCCTCAACAACAACCGTCCCTTTACATGCGGCAGATAAAGCCTGAAGGAAAAGCTTATATGAACCTTTCTCTTGTTTCCAAGTATCCTCATATACATCGAGCATATTATCAGAAAATACATGGGATGCTCGATTCTTTCCAGTAAGAGACATAAACGGACGCATACCAACAATCATTGCGATCGTGGTATTGACCTTTCCACGCGTGAGATGGTCCCAAGAAAGCGACTGCCAATTATCTTTGGTAGCCTTTATTTCATCTGAGACGATTCCATTATAAGCATCCATCGAATCACGAACATATTGTTCCAATGTTCTGCCATCAAATTCGCGCCGTGGTTTGTTCCGCTCGCGTTGCATATCCAAGAATCTTTGGTAAACACGCTGAACAACCTTGACCTCTTCCATAGATGGGCGGAAAAGAGATCCGGCTTTTGTTTCTTGGTCAATCTCGGCGTGTTTATATTCTGCCATATTTCAATTATAACATTTTTTAATGCAAACGTCAAAAAATTAATACATAATCGAGGCCCTTCTGTTCTGATTATGTTTTTTGACTGCACGATCTATCGTTTTATTCACCGGAACAATGATATCAATGATAGTTGAGAGGGCATCACACACATCATCGTGTACTGCTTTTGGAAATCTTAATAATTCTGCTTCAAGGATTGTTGTATTCTTGTCATCCGAATTATGGAAGACATTCAAAATTGCATACTTCGGTTGGAGTCCTTTTATTTTTGCTATTTTATCGGTAGTAGATTTTTTCTCCATTATAACCATGCTTTTTACCGAAGAGGATTCCTCTTTTTTCTTCTCTTCTATGAAAAACTTGAGTGCTTGTTGGTATGAAATAGCTTCAATAGCCACATAGTACGGGTGCCAGCGTTCGTAATGGGCGAATATAGCTTTACAGGTCTCTATCGGGTCCATTCGTCTCCGAGTGATTTCAAGCACATAGAGACGATTCAGTTCATCAACCAATACTGTCACTATGGCAGTAAAGTCAGCTGTAGTCTTTTTGGAAATAGCCGGGTCAACCAACGTATAAATACGATGAGGTTTTTCTTTTATCTTATCAATATCAAGATTCCTAAAATATTGAAACATCGTATCCCTGAAGATCTGATTCTCTTCATCTAACGGTTGGTTAAAATATTCTTGATACCAAGCACTATCTCCTTTTCCCTCTATACGCATGTCGTCTCTCTTTCCTTCCAACTTTTCTACAGTCCAGTTGCTCGGCCAAAGTAAAACATGGTTTTCATCCCAAGCGCCGAAAACATTACCATTGTTGTTGTTTATCAAAGTCTGCAACAAGGAATCATCATGAAGAATCGTACCATACATTTTTATTACACCGGTATCGTTATCTACGGCAGGAATGACTCCCTTGATATAGTTGTTGAGATATTTCTGTCGCTGTTCTACGTTGTCGATATGTTCGTCCGATTCAATATCATCCAAAATAACGCGTGTAGGTCGCGAGTGCCTAGACTTCAAACCGCGAATTGGACTATCAAACCCTCTCGCGCGGAGACGAACACCATTCACAAAATAGTCTCCGGTTGAATCTCGGATGTTCTCCTGATCGTTACCCTTAGCATTTATTTTGGTAAGATTTCCGTATACTCGCAAAACCTCATCATTTAGTTTAAATTCTTCACGAACAGCTTCCAAAACTTCCGATGCTTCAGTATAGGTTTTTTCAATCAATACTATGAACTCATCCAATCCATTCACGCATGAATAGGCAATCCCTAACTGGACACAAGTAGTCTTTGCAAATCCACGAGGATACGCGTTATATTCATTTTCTTTATTAAAAAACTTCCTTAAAAGTTCATAATGGAATGCCGGTGTAGCTTTTGAAAAATATTTTGGCCAAAAATGATGCCCCCACAGTACACATTTAATAACCAAGTCGTCCATATCTCCAGATGGTCGGAAAAACTTTCTAAGAGTATCTGAATCAGCTCCATCAAGAATTATTTTAGACAATAAATCTTTTAGTCTGTCAACTTTTTCTTGCATATAATCTATTGATTATTTATAAGATATTTTTTAGCATTTTCCAATATCTCTAATGAATGTCTCAAATTTCCAATACCAATATTACAATTATGGCACAAAAGACCTCTAACCTTATTTGTTTCATGGCAATGATCTACTAAAAGAGCTGGACGTTTTCTTCCAGTTGAATCAACCCATTCATTACCAATCTCATTACAAATTGCACATTTACCATCTTGTGCTGAAAACATATTTTCATAGTCATCAATAGTCATTCCATATTTTATTTTTAATGAACTTCTCCTCGCCTGTTCAATCCTATCCTTTCTGTTATTATTTGACCATTTTAGTGAATTTTTTCTGTGATTTTCCTTTCTTTTTTCGATTGGCATAATAATTCCTTTATTCCATGGTATCTTTCCTTTCATCTTTTTCTTCCATTCATCAGTGTGTTTTCTACCTTTTCCGGCTAAACTAATTTTTTCACGAGTTTGAACAGAATGTTTCTTACCAGACATTCCTCCTTTTTTAATTCGTTTATATACTCCGGTTGGCATATTATTTTATTATTTAAGATGTGACTTTGGCGGGGAAATCGGCATTGCTAGCACCGCTTTAATTCAGTCACCTAGTATAGACAATCTAGAATGTCACTAGTTTACCCTTCATAAAGAGATAGACTCATCTATCACTCCCCCAAAGTCACACCTTTTTAAATTATTCTTTTATAGATTTCAGACAATGTATCATCCCAATTTTGGAAAAATAAACCATGGTCATCAATATATAAATCTGCCCTGGGTTTTTGATTCGTTACTTCGTGAAATGGTATCCCATAATAATTTAGATAGTCCTCGACTACTTTGCGCTCGCGATCATCTCCGGAAAATACCGTATGAATAATAATTTTATATCCTTTGCTTTTTAATTTTATGATTGCTTCTTTCGCGCCAACAATAACATCCCCCATCCGACGACCCGGTTTCGGGTTTTTAAAGTCATGGATCGTTCCGTCAAAATCTATTGCGAGTATTTTTTCCATGAGCCTCAAGACAGGTTCGAACTGCCGACATCTAGTTTACAAAACTAGCGCTCTGCCAACTGAGCTATTGAGGCAATAGGCACATCCGGGTCGATTCGGATATGCCCACTCAACTTTACCGCTTCTTTTTGGCAGACTTTTTTACTGCCATTTTTTCTTTTCCTTCCATTTTCTTTGGCTCCATTTTGTCATGTTTTGCCATTGCCTTTTTATCCATCATCATCGGTTCAGATTTGTCTACCTTTTTTTCTGCTTTGAGCATACCTTTTGCCTTTGATACTTTCGAAACAGATTTTGTACCTTTTTGCATATAAGTTTTCATAAATATTAAATTACCAAGTAATAGCTTTTACCGCCCACATTTGAGCTGCTTGAGCTTCTGTGATTGCTATAGAGTACAGACGTTTTGCTTCTGGTATTTCTGTTCCAGATCGGAGACTATTCAGATCGTCAATGATTTGAGCGTAATACTTTTTAATAGTATCCACTGCTGAATCGCCGCTCGGATTAAATTTTAAGCCGACTGCCTTTTCTCCGTAAGTAGGTTCTTTTAGATCTTCTGACATATTATTTTTTATCAAATGATTTAAACTGCAACTTCTTCACTGGAAATGGTTCACCTGCTTTTTTGCAAAGTTTGATAAACTCGCGTTCTGCAAAATTAGGTTTTCCGATCTTTACGACAATTTCGACCGACTTATCGCGGAGATCTATTTTACCACCCCAACATTTCCTTTGTGCTGAAATAACAAAGTCCGGTTTCAAATACATCGTTACTCTTTTCAGATTAAACGAAAGAATTGTCTCCATAACGAGACCGACATCTTTCCGAGAAACCTTGATTCCCTTACTTGACTTTTCCATATGTTTATTGCTTAAAATTATTAACACATATTAACAATAAAATCATCCCACACGCCATACCGGCCATAAACCAAATAATGAAAAGCCAGTAGATCATACTTTTTCGCTGAACTCTTGGATTCGCTTCTGGGCGGCTGCGCGTTCCTCTTCAGTAAGCGCTCCCGGATTAGCCGAAGCCTCTATTTCAAGTTTATCCTTCCACCCCATGTTCTTAAGAATAAAGATCGGTCCGGCCGGGTTTTGTTTCTTGTGTGCAGCATATTCGTTGTAAAGTTCTACAAAATCGCTGCACAACCGTATAAACTGATAATCACGATGCAACTTCGGGTCATTTCTCATTGTGTCTACTCTCTTATTATTCAAACCGGCAAACATAGCCATTCCTGTACGAGTAAGTGGTTGTCCGTAGTTGATGGTCACCCGAAAATACGCATGAATATTGAGCCACATTTCTCGCGGAGTGTATTTATAGCTTCCATGAGCATCATCAGGAAAGTTTTCCGGTATTTTTGTCTCAATTACCGACGCGAAAACATCTAACGTAGAAAGAAGATACTCACGATCAACCGATCCAAGTTTAGTCAAGGCTGGAGATTTATGTATAGTTTCCTTTTTCTTCTCTAAAGCTTGTTCAACGGTGTCATCAGACATCATTTTTACAGGTGGCCGAGTTACGCCAATGGTTCCATCACCATAAACTATTGGTTTCCGCTTCTTTGGCTTGTTTTTCGCGCCTTTAGTTCTTGGCATACTTTTTGGCCATTAATACAAGCGAATTAATATGTGATTTTTCATCTAATTTCGAAAGACCGCAAAAAATAGATCCTCCATACCGATGTCCACTTATACGAAAAATAAATTCCATCACTTCACGACCAGAAGAAACCGACGGAAAGTATTCGGCCTGGGTAATCTTATTACTCATTGCTAAAATATTATTACAAACTTCTTCTGGATCTGCATGAAGTATTTTTTCCATATTAAAATGTTTTTTTATAATCTGAAAGTTTTTTACGCCAGTCTTTAAACCCCATGAATTTTAGCACCATTTCGTTCAATTCGATATCGCACGGATCGCAGATAGGCCGATACTGATTTCCATCCGAGCAGATCTGCCACTGCTGAGTAGCCCTTTTGCCACATCGGAAGCATTTGCATCGTTTTATGCCTATTTTGCTATATGGTTGTTTTCTCATCGACCTAATTATTAATTGTGGATAGGGCAGGAATCGAACCTGCGACCACGCCTGACGTGTGTTGGCGTTCTACCTCGCTATTGCAGAGGACACTCCAAGCTCTACCGCTGAGCTACCTACCCTTGATCACCTTGGCTGATAGCCTGATTCTATGTGAACCTGGGACCTAAGGTGTGGTATATGCACTACCATGTTGCGGAGCATCGGAGTCGAACCGATTTGTCCAGCTTATGAGGCTGGCGAGTGACCGTTACTCTAGCCCGCTATGTTTTGCCCTTTTTATTTTTTAAAAATTCTAGCGGAGAAAATGACTTTCATGTTTTGATACGGAGAGGGGGGCTTTTTTGTTTTTTTATGGGGGTGGGGCTTTTATATTTTTTGTAGCAGTTAGATAAGGTACCCTATATTTTTACCCACAAACCACCCGGGAGGGTGCATGGTATAGGTCGGGTATGTCTATGTCTAAAATTATAGCACAATGTTGTTACTCTGTAAACACCCACATAAAAGAAAACCATACCACATATAGTATGCTCAATGCCCTGCCCTTGCGTGTATGTATCACTATGGCGTGTATAAGCCTATATGCCTATGCCTCTAACGTCGCATAAGTAATCTTCTACGACGTTGCAATAACTCATATTATAACACACTTTTATTCAATAAATCCCGTGTTTATTTTTATTCGTCTTTGTACTTTCCCTTTAATAAGCCGTAGTTAGCTCTTGACAAAATACGCAAATAACGACTTTCAAGCTTATCACTACTCTATCACTATGCTCATACTATAATCCGCTTATACTATCCCAATAGTTTAGCCACGCTTTCGGCTCAAATAAAGGTATAAGTGTATCAACTGCCTATTTTAAAGAGCTTAAAACGCATTTTAATGCTTCAACTTTTAAGGAAATGGCTTATTTTGACTATTTTTAAACTTTTTTAAGGTATCAATGTTAAATAATAAAAAGCAAAAAAGAAAAGAAAAGCCTATAAGTAAAAGAAAAAAGAATACTCAATGTTAATTGACTGATAATAAAATTGTTACATAATCAAGCAAATAAAAATATAAAGTAAACCAAAAGAAAAGAAAAGAAAAATAATAGTATGTTCTTAATGGTAATAGTTATTATATGTCTCTTAATTGCTTTCGGGGCAACATAAAGAAAGCCAACCTTTTCGGGGCTGGCTTAAACGCTTTATTCAATTTTCTGAGGATCTAATTATTCCTGTACTCCTCTGAACCACTTAATCCATTTTACTACTGTTTCCCTTGAGGCATTTTTCCAAATAGCTTGGTCTACATTGTACTTGGCTAGTAATTGTTCTTTGCTCATAGCTTTGTGATGGTTACTTGTTACATATTTTATAATTGCTTCCACTATAATGGCACTTCAATTCTTTCTCATTCATTCCTTCGGCGAAATGTTTTGATATCCAGGCCTTGAGTGTTTTCATCTCTTCGGCGTGATTCTCAAAGCATTGATATTTTCCTGAGCCGTCTATTCCGTAGCCTATTCCGTTTACCTTGCCGACTGCTTCACACTTAGAATAGTTATTTTTGCCCTGTGTTGATTCTAGCGTGTATATTGTGTCTGCTATCCTGTCCACGTCTGAAATCTCTGTGGCGGGCAATTCTGAGGCTTCTGGCTTCACTTCTGGCGATTCTTCGGCGTGTACTGACTCAATATACACCGTTTTTGGCTCTAAAAACTCCAAATATCCTTTATTCTGAGCGAAAGCATAGCCTCCTACTAGAATAAACTCAACCAATACCACTGCAAAAGCTATCTTCTTGGCCTCTTCGTGTACTTTATTCATAAGGTACTTGATTCTTGCCACTGCAATCTTTATTCTTAAACGCATTTTGTTTTTGGGGCTTCACCCTAACCCGTGTTAGTTAGTTACTGCTTCACCCGTACACCTATTGTAGCATATATAAAAGAAAAAAGCAAGCCTTTTGAGCTTGCATTTTATCACTGGCTTTACACTGTGTCAATCAAGAAATAATTCTCTCCTTCTCTTGATACCGTCAATGTATCCCTCTTTATAATCTGGCGTCCAATTCTCATCTAGCTCGTGATTCGATTCAACCGCTATCTGAGTATCAAGCATATCAATGAACTCCTGCCCCTTCACCTTTGCGATATCAACACCATAATTGCTTTCTAACTCACTCAATAGCTCTGGCGTGAAATCACTTGAACCCTTCAAGCTTCCAATAAATATCTCTTTGCAATCGTCCGCACTCAATTCTTCACTGTAAGCGTCGGAACGAAAATATTCCATAAACTGCTGGCGTGTAATTTTTTGCATAATTTTAATAACAATAATATTCAATATAATCATCATCCTCGGCGAAATCCTTCAAAATATCCTTCGCCGTCTCTCGCAATCCCTCGTCTGATTCTTCATCGGCAATCAATTCCTCAATCGTTTCCCTCATAAATTCAACAATACCACCATCATCATACTTTGAAAGATTCGCGTGATTCAAAATATTGCTATCTTGGTAACAATTGAACGTTGCCTTTTCCTCGTGCTTCACCTCAATAAGCTTATATGCTCGTACGCTCATAAAATTATTCTTTAATTTTAATTATCTTCCCGTATTCTGTTCGCTTAAACTTCGGCACTGACACTTCAATATCCACACCTTCCATACCCTCAATCTTTACATTTTTCTCATATTCCAACACCCCGTTTTCACCTTCTTTATAGATATTCATTGAAATCTTTCCCCAACCGTCGTTGCAAAACTGCACTGTTCTATTTTTTAATATCATATAATTATGTTAATTGAAATACTGTCCACTGACTGCCTCGCTCCTTGATAATCTTCGATTGAAAACCTTGTTTTTTTAGATCCTTTGCTTTTTCTTCTGCCCGTCCTTTATCAAAGAATAAAAACCAATGTTTCGCACTCAATAATAATTCGATATATTCCATACGTTTTATTTTAATTGTTTACAAGGTACTGGCTCAAATCTTCGTCTATCCACTCTTCTGGCAAATCGGACTTTATATCATCAATATCATAAAATCCGCTAACACTATCAACTTCTTCACCTTCATCATCGTATAAATTGAACCCATATACTTCGCCGTTTATCCACTTCGTCAAAGTCTCCATCTCTCCTGCAATAATATCAAGCATTTTTTCTCGGCTGTAATTCTCATCTTTCGCTTCTCCCTTTTCAATGTTCACAAAATAAAAGCCTGTCGTACAATTATCAAAACCACCACGGACTCCAACTGTCAAAGATATACTGCTATGCTCATACTTGTTAATCGGAAAAATCATATATTCTGGCTTTTGCTTCTGAGCCTCGGCAATATGTTCGCCAACATTCGAAAAGTCTTTTTCTTCTGCTAACTCTTCCATAAAGCTCATAAGCTCTTTAGCTTCATCTTTCACTTGTCCGTGGCTGTCCACTTGGTCGTCTCCTATGCTCTTACTGACAAATATTCCCAAATTGTCCCACTCCCTCGGGCTTTCGCAATTATTATCGTAATAAATCTCTAATTTTTTACGCTCAACTACTTCTTTAAATGTTTTCATAGCTTTATTTTTAGTAATTATGCTATATCAATCCCTGCCATCTCCATTGCACTGTACAATGAACCTGTGCAAAATCCGCCGTCTGTTGCGTCTATCTCATCGCACTGCTCCCAACTTATTGACCTATTTTCCCAAATATCGTACATCCAACCACCGTTATCTTGTTCTGACCAAAAAATCCTGTAAGTGTTATTGTTGGTATAAATAAGAAACTCGTTCGCAAAAATACTTCTATATTGATTGTCTCTTTTCTCAAGCTCCTCAATCAATTCGCTTGTTCCCCAATCTTTGTACTGGCTCATAATCTTAATATTTTAATTTTTTAATCTCTTCGTCTATATCTTTTACTTGAAAATGCGGAAAACTATATTGATGCGGGATAGTCTCGTGTATCGAAATAGTCCGCTGTCTGAGATTCTCAAGATTCTTCAACATAATTCTCTTCTCATACTCGCCTTCGTATTCGCCCATACACTTGCAAGCTCCGCAGTTACTACAGGCAAGTCCGCACCTATTCGCTATAATCATATCGCTAGCACAACAATCTCCTTTGAAATGTATCATAATTATTTTCTTTGAAAATTATAATCGTGTACGCTATAGTACTCAATCGTTTCAACTCCCATACTCATAAGCTTTTCCCGAAGATCTTCCGTGCTTATAGCGTACTGAGTACCAATGAAATAATCATTATTCGTCAACCACCATACATATACACTCTTGAAATCTCCCTGGCTCTGGAAAATATGGAATAATCCGAACCAGTCCTGTATCACATATGTCTTTGTATCACTCATAATTTTAGAATTATAGTTTTAGTTTTATTTTCAATTTTTAAGGTGCCTACCCCTGTACCCTTTGAGAGCGACACGAAAGAAATGCGTTGCTCTCTCTCGTGTTTTACCTTTGGCATTTGTGCCGTAGATATAACATCATCTCGATTGAAACCGTTACCGTAATAATAGTAAACATTTTCATTCTCCTTGGTTATTGACGTTCTCAAAAGGTACAGGAGGCTATCTTTCTCTTTGTAAACCAGTCAATCGCTATGCGTATTTTCCAGTTTTTGCACTTTGAGCGTTGTTGCTACGGGCTGTGCCTCGTTGCTTGCTCGTTGTGTAGCTGTACTTTATCACTACTTTTACACTCTGTCAATAGCAAGTTATACAAAAAAAGCCCTTATCTAAGGGGCTTTTCAGTGAAAAATGATATTTAATTTTTTTGTCTATTCTGGAGGGTGAAGACCGAATTATTTCGAATTGAAGACTGAAAAAATTACATATTCTTGTATCTTTTTTTCGCCAGATTGATAAACTCGATCGCCAAGTCTCGCAATCCTTCTGCTAATACGAACTCGCGATAGACTGTCTCTCCTCTAGCATACTCCTCGGCGGTTTTTCGTTGCTTCCCGGATCGCTCAAATTCTATAATCCGGCGCCGATAGAGTCGTTCCTTATAAACGGCATCCCGGATCAAATAGTATTGAAGTCCCAACATTTCGAATGCCATATCCATTAATTCTTCTTCGCTTGGGTTCTGTTCAGTCTTGCTATAGAACTTTACGAACAACCCCTTAAGCATTTTACTTGCAAACTGCACAGCGGATGATCGGTTTCCTTTTTCTCTCTCCAGCTCTGCAACCTCAGCCTCCGACAAACTCTCTTTATTTAGCTCATCAAGTACAGAATCGTCGCCAATCACTTCAATTTTTGGTAGAAAGCTAGAAAAATTATTTGTTATCTGTTCATCTCGTTTTTTCAGTGTATGCAAATATTCCGATAATTGAATGAAGTCGGTCTCGGTATATTCTCCTGTAGCCTGAATATCAATCAAAAGTTTTGCAAGCTTCCCGGTGAAGAAGGCCTTTCTTATTTTCTCGATCTCAGTTCCGCAGATTAATTCTTTCTTATCCATAGATTTTTTTATGCCATTTATCAATAAATCTAACGAATTTACTATTTGTTTTATAATCTTTGTAGTATTTTGTTTTACTTCTAATTCCAGTTCCATACATCCCGAAAGCGTGTCCTGTTTGAATATATGAGTTACCTTTCTCTCTGTTTATTGAAATGATAATTAAGTCATCACCGAAATAAGTTGGCTCTATTCCGAATTTTAACTCTTCTTTTGATATTCCGTAATCACAGCCTGAATGGTTATATTCTTTGAAAAAATCTTCCATCACATTTTTATTTGCTTTGTCCAAAACCCCCATATTGTTCAAAAGAACTGGAGAATCATTTCCACCTAAACCTGTATGAGTGGCCATTCTGTGTCTCATAATATTATCCTTTAACAACGGCCAACGGTGTAAGTTCGACAAGGATTTCGACTAGATCCTCCTGGTTTTTCATCACCAAATCAATGTCCTTATATGCTCCCGGAGCTTCATCAAGGTCTTTTTTACCACGAATTGCATGTAAAATACCCATATCATCAAGCGATTTTATCTCGGCATTTAAATCGAGGCGTCTCTCAGCATCTTTTCTGCCCATCTTTCTTCCCGCGCCATGAGAACAAGAGGAAAAAGATTCACTGTTGCCCTTGCCTCGTACGATGTAGGATTTTGTTCCTTGCGATCCTGGTATAATTCCGATAGTATCCCTGGCTGCAAGTGTGGCTCCTTTTCGGTGGATAATAACGTTTTCTCCAAAATGGTTTTCAAGCTTTGCATAGTTGTGAGCAATATTTATTATTGGTTCAAAAAATATTCCTGGTTTTACATCTATTCCACCATCTTCTTGCATTCCTTTATTTTCAAACTCTTCTTTAAATATATCTATTACTGCATCCATCATGTGTTTTCTGTTCGCCAAAGCAAACTTAACACAGTACTCCATTTCTCTAATATATGCCTTTCCTTCTTCAGAATCCAAAGGTAAAAATGCTAGTTCCCACTTAGGATCTATTCCGCTATGCCACTTTTTATTTAGATCTACAGCGATTTTGTTATAATAATCTGCCACTTGTTTTCCAAGATTTCTCGATCCAGAGTGAATCATAATCCAAATGTGTCCGTCATTTCCTTTTTGAATCTCAATAAAATGATTTCCGCCTCCAAGAGTACCAAGCGATTTCAAAGCTTTTTTCCACTCTTTTGATACAATGCTATCTGGGTTCATATCGAAAATGAAGTCACCATCTTTTATTTCCTCCATTCCTGGCATCAACTTTATTGGCTGAGCTTCTTTATGGTGTTCAAATCCAACTGGTACCCTCTCCCGGATCATTCCAAGAATAGTTTTAAGCGTATCAGTATTAATTTCAGTGAGAGAAGTTTTGACTGCACACATACCACAACCAATATCTACCCCTACAGCGTTTGGTATAATTACTCCTTTCGTAGCCAACACGCCACCAATAGGCATACCATAACCCTGATGAGAGTCCGGCATAATAGCAACATGATGAAACGCGAATGGCAGACATGTAAGATTAAGAGCCTGATCTAATGCTCCTTGTTCTATATCATTCAGCCATAATTTTAATGGCACCCTATTCGTTGATATTACTTTTTCCATATTACTTTTACTGTTGATTAAACAAATAATCCAACTGCGATAACTTATTGATGATTTGTTCACTTTCCTCCTCAATAAGCTCTATCTCTCTTTTTTTAAGCAACTCTGAAAAATTAGTTTTATGAGTTTCTCCAAAGTGCTTGTCCCAATCCTTTTTACTTGGTAAGTATTCAGGAAATGTTGAGTTGATAACAGCTTCTTTTATTACCAAACCCCTTGCAAATGACCTGCCAACAAACTTTTCTCTCCAATCGTGATATTCAGAAGATAACCTGCTGTATGCCTTTGTTTCAATTCTCTCCTGTAAAAATGTTCTGTCCATATTATTATTTATTACGATTAGCTTCTCTACGTGCTTCATGCTCACAAAACTCACAATGAAATGGTGTCACACTTTTACTTTCTTCCCACGTTATCTTGTTCGCTGCATCCAAGGCAGCTCGCTTTTCCGGTGTCTTACACTTGGAACAAAAAGATCCGGTTAAACTCGTGAAACGATCATGGCAATGCAAACACTCTATTATTGTTTTACTTGAGCCTGGTTTTGGTGTGAATGCCATATTATTTATCGTTTAATGTATTGATTTCATCTTGTAGTTCTTCTATTTTTTCATCTTTTTCATCAATAGTATTATTCGCTTCGACCAGCTGATCACGCAGATCGTTTATTTCCTCGGCCATTCTTGCTACATCATCGGAAAACTCCTCAATGATTTTTCGTTCGTAGTCTTTCATATTATTTTTTATAAAGCTTATTAAGTATAATTTTCTCTCTTAACCAATTGAACTTAGGGTATTTTTTCATGTCCTCTGGAGTCATGCGATTGATTGAAAACCAATGATTGAGTTTCTTGTTGAGGCCGATCCCCAAGTGATGCCACCAGCACAAAGGAATTATCGCCCATTTCTCCTGAATTTGCTTTCCGGCGTACATCCAACAATGTTCCCAAGTAATTTTTCCGCTACAATTTCCCTCTTTATGACGTAGGCATTTACTATAATATGGATCTTCTGCACACTCCTTCCGAAGCTTAAGTGGCATATTATTCATATTTTTAGCTTTAACCATTTTCTACATCCACAACAGATAACCAATTTATCATAAGCAACTTCTCTATCTGGTACTCCATCTTCCATTTGTCCACAATGAGGACACTTATAGCTATATTCGTACTCTGGCTCTACTTCTATTTCATGCTCAATTACTTCTACTAAAGTTGCTTGTTTTTTCTCCATTTTTTCGATTTCCCTGTCTCTATACGCGATTGATTCTGGGTCTCCAAATATTAGTTTTTTTGTTTCCATATTTTATTTTTTAGATGATTGATACCATTCGTGGAGCGCCATATGATGTATATGTTCTATGGACTGGCAATGATTTGTGCAAATATGATTTTTATCTTTTTTCTTTTCTTCTTTGATGTGGTCTCGATGCCTCTTCCCTAAGGCGTTTGCACAACCGATCTCCATGCAATCAGTAAGATTAATCATAATTTTGCCTCTATGGCGCACCAATTATCCTCTGCTCTAGAAAGTTTTTCTGGGTAAACAAACACAACTTCATCTCCTTCTTTCAGATTATAGAATGTCTCGAAAGCATTGAGAAATAACAGGTAACAAACAACCCCATTGCTATTCAATTCAACTCTTAGGTTGTCATCAAACCTGATTACCCTTCCTATTCCAGTTTTTGTTTTTGGGGTATGAACCTGTTTAAAATATGATTTTTGATCTGTCACCCGGTAAACCAATTCTGTCCCGGCGATCAGCATAGATTTCGATGCGTAGTTACTTGGAACGAGGATTGAGCATGTATCAGACACAACCATTTTTTCTCCATCAAATATTCCGCGAATTTCCTTTAAAAGTATTTCTTCTTCCATAATTTTATTATTAATAGCTTTGTATTAGTTTCCAGCAATAATTAAGTTTTCCGTATTCCCCAAGACGCTGTTCTTGAGTCTTCTCTATCAAACCATCTCGCGTCAGACTATTCATTGCCCGGCGGATCGACGTGATAGGAACATGGGTCATTTGAAGTATACCCATGACTTCAAAAGGCGTGTAACTATTCAGCGGGTTCTTCTGAAAAAGCTCCAGAATTATTTCGTCTTGCTTCCAGGCGTTTCCGCGTGAGCGTTTCAGCTCTTCGCCGGACTCATTGTCCGTGTTATAGAACATATTCGTTTTTGTTATTGATTATATTAAGTATATTAGCACAGTGTCAAAGTTGTGTCAATACCCTAGAATATTTTCTCCTTACATTCCCATTTCTTTTCTCCTAAAAACCAACCATGAAGTACTATTTTTATTCCGCTCTTCTTTACTGGAATGAGGTTTTTATGCTTTGATATCTTTTTCACATGTTCTGCGAAACAGTTCAGGCTGGTGGTTTGTACTCCCAATATTTCTCCTTCCCGGATAGCCAAGATGTCAATAAAGCCATAGAGATCCTGCCTGACTCCAGCAAACTTATTCCAGCGTTCCACCATGGCACACAAATAACCTTCTTTTCTGAGCTTTGCTAAAGATTTTGTTGCTGATTGTGTTGCCATATTATTTTTTTGGTAGATTTATCCAAATAGTCTCGTCATCCCATCCTTCACATTTTGTACCATCTTTATGTCGACACTCTCTATCAAACATTTCTTCAATAGAAAGTTGTTCATCATTAATTGATTCGCAACTTCCGTTCGTAAAAGATCCACCCTCAGCATAAAGTGATTTTATCCAGTACTCATCAGAGAACATCTCTACCTGGTATCCGGAAAATTCTCCTTTAATATACTTTTTCATTTTAGGTACAATGTTGATTCTTACAACATCAAAAGATTCTTCAAACATTAAACCTCCATTTTCATTACAGAAAGCATATCGTGCCTCACCGGGTGATTTTGCTACGAAGAAATAGATTAAGTTTTCATCTTCATCAAGCACTTTATAAAGATTTAAAGTTTTATT